AGAATAGGGTTAACCAAGATCCCCGTTCATCAAATATCAAGAAAACCACCCTTCATGAAAATAAAGTTCACAACATAATATAAACGATTTTTAGGTGGTAATTTTGACAATGTACCGTAATTCGCTTCAAACCGATTACGGCCAGGAATCCTTCAAGGCATTCCGTCGCGCTTCCTTTCAGCGCAAACAAATCAACGAGCATGTCGCTCGTCGACGTCCATTCAAGAACAATAAAGTGTGGAAACACTCACAAGAATGGAAGGAGCCATTCAGATTGACTCCAGAATTGAGCACAATTGAAGAAGAAGCTCTTGACACCCAGTTTGGTCTGGAAAGTGTCACAACAGCTTCATTCGCATTTGAAGCTCTCGCCAAATTTGCAAACATTGATGTTCCTGACAAGATCCTTCGCGAAGCCGAAGGTGTTTTGTTATTGATCGTTAATCTCACACAACAAACAACACCACTTGGTGTTACCACGTCCGTGCTGACGTGGGCACAAGGGAGGACATCAAAATCCATGTTTCGAACAATCAAAGAATTCATTGAAGAGCTTTTGATAGCTCCACAATCGGACACTACGCCACCATGGCTTGATTGTTTACGTGATTTGCAGCAAAATTGGCAACTTTGCAAAGGGAACAGAGCGTTCAAGCAAGTGTCAAAACTTCTTGGATGTTTAGTGCTCCTTGGTTTATGTGATGTTTCATCATTGACATTTAACCTTGGAGATTTCAAATTATTTGCACCTGATTTGTGTGAGAAACATATGTCTGCCGTTGATGTCGCTGAGGCGATTTTCGAGACTGTGATTTTCTTCGCTGAAGGTGCTTATCTTTGTTTCCAAACTGGCTCATTGAAGCCTTTGCTTGTCAATGACCGTACTGCGATGGAATTGGATAACGAATATGCTCGCGTGACAGCTTGGTTTGATCTTGTTAAAAATGGCAATTTGCGAAAATTTGCCGACATGTCAGATCAAGAATTTGAAAAGCGATTAAATCGATTATCCACTTCACTCATCAACCTCTCCCATTCCTTACGAGGATTGGACAAAAAGCTTGTGATGGACAAGGTGATGAAAGTTCTCACCATGCAAAATGACTTTGTAGCCATGAAAATTGCATCGGGAGTTCGACATTCCCCCTGGGCCATTGAGCTTTTTGGTGAAAGTAGCCAAGGTAAAACTACACTTGGTGATCAACTCATTGACGCTGTTCTCACAAGTCAAGGCATGCCCATCGACAAGGAGTACAGATGTGCGTACAACCCTGCCGACAAGTTTATGTCCAATTGGACATCAGACAAACTTGTCATGATTTTTGATGATGTCTCGAATGATAAAGCAGCGTTCGTGGAACGTCCACCTACGCGTGCCATCATTGATGTTATTAACAATCAAATGTACTACGCACCTAAAGCTGAACTTGATGCGAAAGGAAAATGCTTCGTGGAGCCATGGATTGCTATGGCAACGACAAACAAGAAAGACCTCGATGCTGGTATGTTTTCGAATTGCCCTTATTCGATCCAACGTCGACTGATTTGTCTAACCGTGAAAGCTAAGCCTGAATTCCAAAAGTTCGAAGGATCGATTCCATGTGGTATTGATTCATCCAAAGTTAGAAAACATTACACAAAGGATGGTGTTTACACACCACCTATGTTTGACGATATTTGGACAGTCACTATTGAATTTGCGGTGAAACCGCAGAATCTCATGACAGTAGCCTCTTATTCACCTATTACGTGGCGTGGAAAGAAGATGGTTGATGTTTCTATGAGTGAGTGTATTCAATGGGCCATCGAAGATTTCAATGAACACAAGGAAAATCAAGAAGCCTTGTTGCATGCTATGAAAATGCGTGAAAACATGATGACAGTTTGCACCCATCCTGGGTGTAGACAGTTAGCAGGTAATTGCCCAGATCATCCAGAACCATTTGTTCCACCACCCGAATTGGAAGAAGTGTCTGATTCAGAAGAATCCATTGAAGAAGTTGATGCCAGTTCATCCGCACAGTACGTTGTGTATGCGGATGACCACATTTCATTGAGTGATTTGACGGAATCTGTGGACCCTCACTTTGGAAAAGAGAGTGTTAAAACATTTCGAAAACTTTGGTACCAAACACCACATGTTATGAGTGCAGTTGATAGTCTTTATGATCGAGCAGATTATGAAGCTTCAAAAATCATATACAACAAAGGTACCGAATTTTTGAGTGAATGGAATTGGATCAAGTGTGTTCCTGTTGAATTGTTTGAGCATAGGTATGCGCCATCTGTTTTCCGTTGGTTATACAAAGACAAACTCACTGAGAATTATCGTTGGGAATCATCACGACTTGCACTTACATGTATAGTTTCTGTGATGACAATTCTAACGGTATTGCCATTGTGGTTATCTCCATGTTTCATTTTCGCTTCAGTATTTCAGTACATGAGTATGCAGCGTACGCTAGTCGATCGCGTTGAAGAACAATTGTTTGACAAACTGAAAGACGAAAATTTGAAGATAGCACCCATCCTTCGCAAATATCGTGACCAATACGCAAAATACATTTGTGGTGTCTCCATAGGCATTGCAGCTGTGTACGGCTTGGCACGAGCTTATCGTGCATACAAGAAGAATGAACAAATACCTCAAGGATCACTGGAACCTACTACCCAAAAGGAAGTGGAAGAGCGAGATTCTGAGGTAAATGTTTGGACTTCAATTGTTCCACGTGATTTGCCCATCACTGACTATTCCAAACGAATGTCGCCTGATCAATTGACTAATATCGTTGATAAGGCGCTTGTTTATGGAACAATTAATGCTAGTGATGGCAATGGAATGGTTAACGGCTTAATGTTGTCATCCAACGTCATGCTCATTCCAAATCATTATTTTAGTGAATTTGGTGAGCAATTGGATTGCACATTTCGCAAGAAGAATCCTGAGGCGTCAGGCGGAAAATTTGTTGCAAGAGTGCACATTTGTACTACACATTTAATTCCGGATTCTGATTTGCGAGTCTGTTACATTCCAAATGGGGGCTCATTCAAAAATCTTGTCAATTTCTTTCCGACCAGTGAGATGCCATCTGTGCCATTTCGCATGGCGTGGAGAAAGAAAAATGGTGAGATGGTAAGAGCTAAAGGAGTGACCGCTCCTGGTATTGTGCGAACTATTCATGATTTTGTGGGTGGTATGTACCGCAATTTGACTATTAACACGTTTGATGGTATGTGCGGTGCTACACTCATTTCTGACACGAATGGATCCGTGATTCTGGGGGTGCATCTTGGTGGCACAGCTGGTACACCAATCGGATGCTATGGTAGCGTGACACAACAGAAATTATTGACAGCTTTTAATGATCTTCGGAAAAAGGAAGGTGTCATACTTTCTGGTGAAGCTGGTAAATTTGAAACCACAGTTCTTGGTGTTCAGGTTCTGAAAAATGAACCTTTGCACAAGAAAAGTGCGTTGAATTATTTGCCAGAAAATTCGCAAGTAGAATATTTTGGATCTTGCCCTGGTCGATCTTTGACCAAAACGGATGTTAAGGTCACACCAATTAGTGAGCATGTCACTGATGTTTGTGGTGTACCTAATATTTACAGAGGACCAAAATTGAATCCCGATTGGTATGGATGGCAAACATGTTTGGCCAATTTGGCTGTACCTGCTCACCCGTATCCACACACATTGTTGGAGGTAGCAGTTAAGGACTACAAGGAACCACTTTTGATTATTTTCCGTGATCAAATGTGGCGTTCTGCAAGACCATTGACTGATCACGAGAATTTGTGTGGTATTCCGGGTAAGAAATTCATGGATGCAATCAAATTGAATACTTCTGTTGGATTTCCCTTGTCAGGTCCTAAACGAGACCATGTTATTGAATTGGAGCCTACTGAAGAGTGGCCAAACAATCGTGTTCTTGAAAAGGATTTAATGGATGAAATCGTGCGCATTGAGAATTGTTATAAACGCGGTGAACGTGGATATCCAATTGCCAAGGCGTGCAAGAAGGATGAAATTTTGACCAAAGACAAGTGCAGAATCTTTTATGGTAATGCACTATCTTTGACATATCTCATTCGGAAGTATTATTTACCCATTTTGCGTGTTTTGCAAATGAATCCTTTGGTTTCTGAATGTGCTGTTGGTATTAATTCACATGGCCCTGAGTGGGAAGAATTTCACCAACATGCTACAAAATTTGGAATGGATCGTTTGTTTGGCGGTGATTATGGCAAATATGATCAAAAATTGCCATCACAATTGATCTTTGCAGCGTTACGTATTCTCATTGATTTTGCAAGAGAATGTGATTATTCTGATGAAGATATTCGTGTGATGGAAGCAATGACTGGCGATATTGTGTTCGCTTATATTGCTTTCAATGGCGACTTGATTGGTTTGACAGAGGGTACTCACATCAGTGGGAATTCGTTGACCGTCATTATCAATGGCATATGTGGCTCATTAAATCTACGATGCTTTTTCTATACTCAATACCCATGTGAGGATTTTGAAGAAAGAGCCGTTTTTCGTGATTGTGTTGCTGCAATGACATATGGTGATGATAATATTGGTTCGGTGAAACCTGGGTTTGACAAGTTCAATATCAAGGATTGTTCACACTTTCTAGATGAATATGGTCAAGTCTACACCATGCCAGACAAAGAGTCAGAACTGTTGAAATTCTTGCCTCCTGATGAGTTTGAATTTCTAAAAAGAGATAGTGTGTATCACCCCAAGCTGGGTGTACATGTTGGAGCATTGCTCGACAAATCTATCTACAAATCATTGCATTGTTTTATGAGAGGTAAGAACTGCCCTCTCACTGAAGAACATGCATGTGCACAAAACATTGATGGAGCCTTGCGTGAATGGTTCAATCATGGTGAAGAAAAGTACGAGAAACAACGACAATTGATGACTGATGTTGCAAATCGTGCTGGAATTTCTCACATGTGCACCGGACTCAATTTAAGCTATAACGAACGTGCAGCTGATTGGGTCGCAACCTATCAACCGGAGTAAGTTCACTCCACCGTCACTTCGGAGACATTAAATCCGGCCCAGTTTTAAATCTGATGGTAAGCAAAATTAATGCATGTATATGGATACCACGTTTATTTTGATCTTTATGTGTTTTGTAGATTAGATGTAGGCTTTGCATGTTTAACGGTCCCTAATGGGGAATCGAGAGATGAGTTCACCGTGCTCAATTGTAAATACTTCGTTCTGTATGAGTTAACCCGCTCTGCAGTCTGTACATAAAGGGGTTGGTAATAATTGTAAATGTATTTTAGAATTCTTTCAAGGTGCTAATGTTGAAGTAGGAACTGGCACGCGACCAATGGTCGAACTCAACAACACAAAAGTTGATGCACACGTGGATGCGGTGTCTCAACAAACCATGATGCCACAAAGCGGAGTGGATCCTGATTCGGTGTTTGACCACCCGACATTTGATTGGGTGGTGATTCCTCGACTCACACAAGGGGGTAAGATTAGGTTCAAGCCCCAATCTGGTATGGAGACTACGAATGACAATCGTATCACATCCGCCTCAACAAAAACATCGTCAGAAAATGTGAAGTTTCGCGATCAGAATCCATCCTATAGCTATGAAGTGCTGTCGGAAATGGATCCTACGCGTATGTTGCAGGATTCTAGTGATGCCGATTTAGGGAATTTCTTTTCTCGGCCCATTAAGATTTTTGAAGATGAATGGACTACAAGTACAACGTTGGTATCTGATTTTGATCCTTGGGATTTGTATTTTAGCAATCCTCGCGTGATTAATCGTATTGCCAATTACAATTTGATGAGGTGCAAGTTACATGTCAAATTCGTTATCAATGGCAATGGATTTCAGTATGGAAGGGCAATTGCTGCGTACCAACCTATGGATTCATTTGATTCTTTGTCTTCTTTTTCAGCTTTGATTTCTCAGGATCTGGTACAAACTTCTCAATTACCACACGTTTTCTTGGATCCCACGACATCTACTGGTGGTGAGATGCTTTTGCCATTTTTCCATTATGAGAACTATTTGCAGATACCAACGGCGGATTATAGGAATTTGGGACGAATGTATTTGCGCTCGCTGAACACGTTGAAGCATGCCAATGGCGCAAATGACAGAGTTACTATTTCTGTTTTTGCGTGGGCGACTGATATGTCTTTAGCTGTGCTAACAAGTCGTGAACCATCTACCCTTGTTCCGCAATCTGGTAAGGAATCGGAAATTGATGAAGCCAACAAATCGGGTATTGTATCTGGGCCTGCTACGACGGTGGCAAAAGTCTCAAATGCATTGGGTGTCATACCCGCAATTAAACCATTTGCTATGGCTACATCAACTGTTGCGACGGCAGTCGCAGGGGCAGCCAAATCAATGGGATATTGTCGACCACCCGTTACTAAGAATCCAGATCCAATGCGTCCAACACCAACCTCACAATTTGCGACAACGAACACACCGGATACGGCCATTAAATTGACCGTTGATGATAAGCAAGAGCTGTCCATTGATCCACGCATTGCTGGCGTTGGTCCTGAAGACCCTATGTCTATCAGGGAAATCGCCAAGCGTGAAACATATTTGACAAAGTTTAAATGGGACATTGGCACAGCACCTGAAACTTTATTGTGGAACGCGCGTATTGATCCCGTTACATGGGCAGAGAATGCAGGACCTCCAACATCGTTTCATTTTCCATCATGTGCGATGGCAGCTTTGCCGTTTAAGTATTGGACTGGTACCATGAAATTTAGGTTTCAGATTGTGTGCTCGGCGTTTCACAAAGGCAGATTGAAATTTGTATATGATCCACAGTTTTTGGCTTCAAATGAGTACAACACAAATTATCTTGAGATTGTTGATATTGCTGACACACAAGATTTCACCATTGAGGTTGGTAATGGTCAATCTACTACATTGCTTGATCATCATTTGCCTGGGTTAGATTCTGTGACGCAGATGTATTCCACAACGCCTTATGCTTCTCAGGAAGAAGGTAATGGCGTCATTGGAGTATATGTTGTTAATGAACTCACCACGCCTAATAGCACAGTTAACAATGATATTGAAATTAATGTTTTTGTGTCGATGGGTGATGATTTTGAAGTTTTTGTGCCTGATGATCACTTTCAAAGGTTTGTTGTCAAACCACAATCAGGTAAAGAAGCTTTGGTGCCTGAAAGCCAAGCCACAACTGAACCATCAGCACCTCAGCAATCTTCTACTGACCAGGTTGGACCTGGTAAGCAAGACACTGCTTTGGTCAACATGGTGTACACTGGTGAATCCATTATGTCATTTCGCCAGCTTTTGAAACGATACACAATATGGCGACGTGAAAATACCGATCTAATAGGAGGATATAGGAGATTGTTACGGAGCCAGAATATGTTTCCATTTTTGAGAGGAGCAGTTGATGGAGCTGTTGATCAAACTGGGGCATTGACATCGTATAATTATTGTAATACCTTGTTGCTTCATTGGGTGACATTAGCATTTTCAGGTTGGAGAGGAGGAATTCGTTATAAAGTTGCATTTCAAACAAGCAATGCACAAACACCAGCGAATACCTCTTCCAGGGTTTACGTTCAGAGAGAAGACATCAATCCATTTGGTGTTAATTCTTACAATCGTTCAATAGCAGTTCAAGCTGATTACGGTACAATTCCTGAAGCTGCGCAAACTGTCATGATTGGAGGAACTGATGTGACTGGAGCCAAAGGTGCTTTGTTTGCTTGCGATAATATTAATCCGACTGCTGAGTTTGAGGTACCGTATTATTCGCAGTTTCGATTTACTCCTGGTAAAACGCAAAATTGGACTGGTCTTGCGTACAACCGCACACCAAATTTTAAAATGGATGCAATACTTTATGTCAATGCAAAAGCTACTATTGATTACAGTGTTGCAGCTGCTGAGGATTTCCAAGTGTACTTTTTCTCGGGATTGCCGAGGATGTATTATGAGGAGATACCACCTGCGCCTTAGGCGACACGAAGACATGGAGTTATGTCTATAAATAATAACTCAAAGGTTATCACACACCTTAACAAGTGTGATCTTAATAAAATAAGAGTCTGTGGCCGACTCTGGCGTTGAAAAGCGACCGGGCTAATCGCCGAATAAAATTTGTAAAACCTTGACTAGGTAGCATTACTGTTCGGCGAAAGCCGATGGTTATGTCCCGTGGAGAATTTCTCCGGGTCCTAGCAAGGGAGTCACAAATTTTAATAGCGGTAGCCCCGAGACCATCGTGAGATCGTCCCGAATGCACCTCCTAAGAATTATTTTGGAGGGAGATGCATACCGGTGGGCCAACT